TGCGTTCAGGTGGAATCCAGGCGCGCTGGCCGTCAGGTTGATCCAGGCGTTCTTCGGATTGACGATGCGCACCGTTGCGGCCTGCAGGATGGCGTCGCGGTCGTTCAGCACTGCGCTCATACGAGAAACCCTACCTTGACGCGCCCGGTGTTCCAGTCGGGCGCCAGTGAAATAACGATGCCGGACACCCCGGCGTCCATGCCGAAGCGCGGGCTAAAGACGGTCACCGCCTGGCCCAGCTCGAGCTGCAGCAACTCGGGCACGCCGTCGAACTCGTAGGTCGTGCGCGGCACCTTCCACAGGTCGAGGCGGCGCTGCGCTTCGACATCGGCGTCAGCCCGGGTCAGCAGCATCGTGTCGACCTGCACCGGCTCGGCATTCAGGCGGTAGGTGGCCAGCGTCGCCGCATCGGTCTTGGTGGTGGTCAGCCACTCCTCGGTGAAGAGTGCCTTGTGCACCTCCGGCAGGTCGGCGAGCGTGCCGGCGTCCTGCACCGTCCAGTTCTTGGCGAAGCCCAGCTTCACGGCGCCAACCACGTCGGTGCGGCCGGCGGGCGCCAGCGTACCGTCGAGCATGTGTTCCGGACGGATCACGAACGGCGTGCCAGTACCGGGAAGCGCGACCTGGATCAGGCGCATCAGGCCCAGGCGGGACATCACCAGCTGCGCACCGATGCTGCCGAGTAGCATCTGGCATGCCGTCAGCACGTTCAGCCGATCGATGGAGTACAGTCCCATCGGCTGCGGATGCGTGGCATCGAAGGCGGCAATGTTCGCCAGGTCGAGGTCGGCATCGGTGAAGCGGTCAGCGGCCTTGCCGTACCCGGTTGCCAGGCGCCGGCACATGGTGGCCGAAGTGTCGCAATAGCCGGCACCGTTGTCGCCTTTGATGGACAACGTCACGGCGCCGGCCGGCGCCGATTCCAGGGTCACGGCACCGGCAGCCGGGTTCGATGTCATCGCCACCGGTGCGCCGTTGTCGCGCGCTTCGTTCGCGATGACGCCCTCTGCCGACGCGCAGTGGTAGCCATAGGTCAGGGTCGCCGGGTTGATCGGCAGCGGCGTGATGTTCGACACCTGGCCGATCGCGAACGGCAGCAGCGAATCCTTCTGCTCGGTCTCGCCGCCCAGCTTCACCTCGGTGATCGCAGTGTTCAAGCGCTGCAGCTTGTCGCGCAGCTTCAAGGCCAGCTTGCTCCGGCCGCTCGGCGCGATGTCGGCCACGATGCCGTTGAAGATCATGCGGAAGTCGGCGCGCGGCCAGCGGATGTCGCCGATGTATGCCTTGATCTCGCGATTCTTCCACACGTAGCCGGCGCCGGCCCAGGTGTCGCGCACGCCGGCAGTGTTGTCGATTTCCAGGCTACCAGCCGACAGCGCGCCATCACCCTCGAGCGACAGGCGCTCGGTGAAGAGCGCGCCGACCGTGGCGATCGGGAGGTACGCGGTGTTGGCCGGCACGTCGGTCGGCGCCGTGGTGTACGACCTGGTCGCCATGTAGACCGTGGTCTCGACACCATTCACCCGCACCGCCGCCTCAATCAAGACACAACGATAAGCGGCCGAGCTTTTTAGCCAGGCCAAGAACTGAGCATCGGTCATTGCGGAGCCACCCTGTCTTCGGTTCGGCCGAGGGACGAGATTGCCGCCCCGGTAACGCGGGCCATGGTCTCGGCCGAATTAAGCGACGCCACGGCGCCACCGCGGATGATGTCGCCAGTCTGCACCTGCTGGTCCGCACGCAGACCGGCCACCTCTGCACGCAGCTGTTGGTTGTCGTCACGCAACCCCTTGATCTCGGCCACCAACGATGTAGTGTTCGATGTGCCGAGGGCGGCATAGTTGATTGGGCCAAGCGCCGGCGGCGCATAACCAATCGGTCCCACGGTGGGCGGCGCATATGCAGTCAGGGCCGCGGCATTCTGTTCCATGATCGTTTTCAGCTGCAGGACCGCGTCACGCACTGACATCACTTCTTTCTTAACTTCGATCAGCCCGGCCACTTGCGTCTCCAAAGCCGTGAGCTGTGCTTTGCCGACGTCGACCTGGGCCTCCGCCCAACGCGCCGCCTCTTCGGTCGCGGCTTGCGCGTACGCGAAGTCAGCCTGGTACTGGGCACCGCTCGCGAACACCGTGCGCGAAGCCTCCAGGAACGCGCTGAAGGCGCTTTGATAGTTCGACTGGGCTGACTCATCCCCGCCACGTGCGGCCGCCAGCACGGCCTCGTACTGCGCCTTGGCTTCGAAGTATTTCTGCTGCGGAGACAATGGGGACAAGCCACCAAGGACGGCGCTCTTTGCCAGGCTGCGCAGGCTGGCGGCGAACGAGCCCATCCGATCCATCGTGTTGCGGATCGCTTCGGCTTCCGCATCGTAGGCGTCGACCAGCATCGACTTCGCGCTCGACAGGCTGACCGTCGTGTCGATGATTTCCGGGTAGACCTTGGCGAATGCCTCTTGCAGATCCATCAAGGCCAGGTACTGTTCACGCTGAGCTGCGTTGGTCAGATCCAGGCCGACGACATACTGCTTGAACGATTCGCGCGAGCGCAGTGAGGAGAGTCCCATCGCCGCCAGCTGCTCGGCCACATATTTCTGGATCGGCGCCAGGCGCTCGGCCTCGGTCAAAAAGTTGTCGGCGAACGATGCAGTCTTGCTTGCGAGTTCGTCGATCCCGCCGGCCAGCTCAATAAAGTCTTCGCGAACACTAATGCTCGACATGCCGACGAGCCCAAAGGACTTGCCGACGCTTGCCAGAACCGAGTCGAGGTTCGCGTAGTTCGCCGAGATGCGCACCAGCGTTTCGAATGCGCCCTCGCCGGCCTGCTGGAAGTCCTTCAAGCCGCCCACGGACCAGCGAGCCATGTCGTCAGCAACCTTCGAGAACGCTGCCTCCAACTGCGCCTGGATTTCCTCCGGCTTCAGGCCCTTTGTGCTGATCTTTCCGATATCGATTACGAAAGCGTCCAACCGCTGCGTGAATGCGGTACCGCCCAAACCCAGCAGTTTTCCTGCCTCGGTAACCGACTTCGCCATGTTCTTGACGATGGCAGTAAACTGCTGGTCGGCTTCTGCCCCAAGATCAGTTGGGTCGGTCCAGTACTTATCGCTATGGAACAGGCCGCCTGATTTCTTCATATCAGCGTAGCCTTGCGCCTTCAGCCCGCCCGCCATGGCGCCGGCGAGCGTGGTCTTGTTCGTCATCACGCCGACGTCTTGCGCGCTGGTCTTGCCACCGAAGATGGCATTACCGATCTTCCCACTAATCTTGCTGATGAAGCCGCCAGTCAGCTTGTCGAGCACTTGCACGAATGGCGCGCCAAACTTACCTCCGGAGAGCATCTCACCGTATTTCTGGGCGCTGCCGTAATCACTCGCTGGTGAAGCTCCAGTAACTCCGTTCTGCGCAAGGATGCCACCGAGGCCACTGATCGAGCTTTCGATAGAGCGCAACGAGCGAAGCATTCCGGCTGTATAGTTCAGCTCGATGCTCGAATTTGCAGCCGACAGCTCGATGGCTTTTGCGATCGACTCGGACTTTGCTGTTGCATCCCCAAGGATGGAGCCAGTCCCGGTTGCGGCCTGACGATCCTTCGCGGTCGTGTCGCTGCCGCCACCGCCCGCCACAGCGAAGCCGAGCGCTGCCATCACAGCTGCCATTGCAGCCATTCGTGCCCATGCGCTATAAGGGTCGCCCTGGGCTTGAGCTGCAACGCCAGCGGCCGCCGCTGCTTGGCCTTTTGTCATCGATGCCGCAACGTCCGGCCCTACGCTGGCAACCGATGCAGCTGTCTCGGTTGCCTTGCTGGCGACGAACATCGAAGTGAAAGCCGTCAGGATGCCACTCTTTTCGAGCATGGTCTTCACAGCGAGCGCCATCTCGAACGCACGGAATGTTTTCTCCGCTGCCTCCATCGCCTGGTATCCACGGGAATGCTCATCGAAGAAACCTTTGGCGGCGCCGGCCATGTCGCCATACGACTGGATCTGCGCCTGCGCGGACTGCTTTGCGGCTTCGGCATTGGCCTTCTCGATCTTGCTCTTGTCGCCCCCCGAGTTCTTCAAGGCCGATGCCAGCTGCGCGGCGATCGTCGCCTGCGCACGAGAGTACCCGGTAAGGGCGGTAGTGAGACCGCCAATGGCTTTGCCAACACGGCCGAACGATTGCTCCATGCCGCTGGCCGCCTCGTTGGCGGCGTCGTCTACGGACTCCATGATTTGCAGCATCTGGGTCGCACGCTCAAGGTCGACGTCCGCAAACGACTGTTTCGACCGCAGGGCATACCAGGCCAAGTACTCGGTCTCCAGTTGCTTGCGCGCCTCGTTACCCACGCCGGCCTGGTTGATACGCTCCTGCCACACTGCGGCGTCGATCGCCAACAGGGCCTGGGCGCGCTGCTGCGGGTCGGCGATGTTCTCGGCCTCTGCACGGCGATTCTGTTCGGCCAGCTGAGCGGCGTACAACAAGGCCTTGCTCTGGCCAAGGGTCGCCTGCTCGACGTAGATGCGCGACGCGGTTTCGTCCTTGAGCTGGGCAAGAACCTTGTCCGTGATGGGTAGACCAGCCTGGCGCATGTCCGCCAGCTTCTTTTGCATATCGGCTTCAGCTTGCACGGCTACCATCGCCATCTCGCGTGCGTCGGCGCTCTTGCCGTACATCTGGTATTCCACGTTGAGCGCGGCCGTTGACTTGGCGCGCGTAGCGGCGCCGTCCTCAGCGAACTTGGTGGCACTGGCCTGGGCCAGCTGCTCTTTGCGCGCCTGCTCACTGGCGGCCTGGTCATCGAGGGCGGCGTCGATAGCAGCGCGGTGCGCGGCCGTCAACTTCATCTTGCCACTGGTTAGATCGGCATCGAGTCTGATGCGCGTCTTCTGGCTTTCGGTCAGCTCCTGCTCGACTTCGACGGAGCGGCGATTCTCTTCCGTTTTCGCGCGGATGCCAGTGATCAAGGAGGTATAGGATTCGATCTCGCGCTTGGCCGCCTCTTCCGCTTTTTTCTTCGCGTCCTGTGCAGCCTTTTCCTTGGCCTCTTTTTCTTTCTTTTCTTTGAGGTAATTATCGAGTGATTCTTTATCGTCATCCGGCGCAGCATCGGACTCACTCCCCTTTGTCTTGCGCGCTGCGATGCGTTTTAGGGTAGCCTGCTCGAATTGATTGGCGGGTTCGTTCCACAACGTGTCACGGGCAGCGTTCGCTTCCTCCAGTACCTTGTTGCGCTCTGCCAGGGCAGCACGCATGTCCGCGACAGGATTACGGCCCGCAGCGATGTTTGCAGCTATCCTGGAAGGGTGTGCGTCATACGCGGCTTTGGCAGCAAAGGTGATATCCGCTGCTACGACCTTGAAGCTACCGCTGATGGCGGTAAAAATCTTGGGCAGCGTCACTGCGACATCGATCACGCGAGCAACGCCCACGGCCAAATCATCTGCCCACTCTGCCCCTTCGCTTGACGCGAGACTGTTACTGCTACGCATGACATCGAGAATTGCCGTCGCGAGGTCGTTTACGGCTGGCGCAGCATCCACGCCGACCGAGGTCGCAAGCTCATCGAACTTGACGCGGGCACGCCCAATGTTGTCCTGCATTTCCGTCACGCGATTGACGGCTTCTTTCGACACCGCGCCGAACTCATCTACGTTGTCGGCCACGTCGTTCAAGTACGGCAGGAGATCCTTGCCGGACTTCCCCAGGAGATCATTGACCAGAGCGGTCTTGCCGGCGCCATCTTCATAGCGCTGCAGGGCCTTCGCGGCTTCGATCATTACTACCGCCGGGTCCCGCAGCTTATCAGCGGTGTCGCGCGCAGAGATACCAAGAGCGGCGAGTGCCGCTTGCGTTTTGCCACCCTCCTCATCAGCAGCAGCCATCCCGGTAGCAAGCTTTCCCATGGCGGCATCGACGGTGCCAAAATCCACACCGAACGCGTTTGCAACCTTCTGCAGGCGGGACAGATTCTCAACGGTGGCGCCGTATTTCTGCGCCATATCGTCGAGGTCGCCAAGCACATCGGTCGCACCAATAATCTTTTGAACGAAGGCAGCCAGGGAAAGGCCGGCAACCGTGTAGCTGGCGACATCGCCGATCTTTGACTGCATGCTGCTGATGCGGTTGGTCAGTCCGCCGACTTGGCCAGAGACCTGCTGGAGGGTCTGCGCGTTGATGCGCCGCATTGCGTCACCCACAGTCTCGATCTCACGGCGCGACGTATCGGCGCCGTTGACATCGACCCTGATCTCCGCGCGCGAACCGCCTACTACGCTCATATGTCCCTGCCCTTATGTTCTTAAATTCGCCCACTCGTCGAGTGCCGCGCGCTCCATCGCCTGTACCAGTTCGAACAGCCGGTCACGCTCACCAGGTGGGACGCGCCGGCGGCGCATGCAGATCTCGATGCTCTGGTAGTTCAGCCCGGTCGGGCCAGCCATACCTGTGCTCCACTGAGTCTGGATCGCCATCCAGAACAAGAACGTTTCTTCGTTGTCCGGCCAAAGCCAGAACTCGTTGCCGTCGTCGAGGGACAACTCGCCCTCGACATACAGCCCCATCAGCGCGAGGGCGTGTTCGATGTCGCCCTCAGGGGCTGCGGTTTCCTCGCTTTCAAACCGCAGATCGCCACGCGCCAGGAGGCGCGCAGCATCACTTAGTTTTTTGCGACAGCGCCCACTTCCTTCATGTAGTGCTGGAAACACACCGCTGGCATACCGGCTTCCGACAGCACGGCGTCGAGGTTCTCGCCAGTGAAGTCCAACGCCGCGCCGGCCTCGTCGAGCACCGCATCCCAGCCGGTGGTCACGCGCCGGATAAATGCCGCGACCGATTCCTTCTTGTCGGCGATCGCCTCGTCGATTTCTTCCTGGGTGAGACGGGTGCAGTGAAGGGTGAACTTGAAGGACACGGGTTTGCCGTCTTCGTCTTTCATACTGCCGATGACAGGGACCAGCAGCTTGTTGCGTTTTACGAGTTTCAGTGCCATGAGTAGAGAGCTTTCTTTTTGTCCGGGTTGAATTAAAGGGTGACGATCTTCCACTCGTCGTTGCCAGCGGCGGTCGGCACAAAGCGCACGTCGAAGCCGATCAGGCGCTTGCCGTTGCGGTCAACTTTCTTCGGGTTCACCAGTTGGACATTCGGCGCGAATACGATCGCCTTGTTGCCGGCCACAGTGCCAATGACGATCCCCAGGCTGCGCGTGACGTTGGCCACGACGTCGGCCATCAGAGCCACTTCCTGGGCGGCATCGAGTTCGAGCTCGATGGAACCGGACGAATCGCGGTCGGTGATGTCGACGGTCTCGTTGCTCAGCATGGCGTCGAAGTTCACTGCATTACCGAAGTTCAGCTCCAAGCCAGTGCTCGAGTACTGCGTACCGCCAGACAGCACGCCAGCGTTGTAGGTGCAGCCCAGGGTGATATCGATGACGTTGGCTTTGGTCATCGGTACCGGCTTTTTCCACGGGGCGTAGGTGACGCCAGATGGGCTGCCGGCGACAATGCCGCCGTTCACCCCCGTCCATTCGAACGCGAGCGTCGGGATCTCGCCGACCTTTGCCGACAGGGTGCAGTTGCCCATGCAGTCGAGCAGCTTGTGCAGGACACCGTCGTCGTAGTAATACTGGGTCAGCGCCTTCAGGCCGATCGAGACCGGGCTGTATTCGACGCGCGCTGGCGTGGTCAGGGCGCCTTCACCAGCTGCGCACCCCTGGAGCAGCACGCCCCAGGCTGGCGGCGTAGCAGCGGCACCGGAGCCGGCCAGCTCGACCGAGTAGCTCAGCTTCACGCTGGCCGGGCCGACGAGCTGCTCGCTGCCGCCGAACGAGCCGCGGATTACGTCGCGCGGAATGTTCTGGGCGTCGAGCGCGGTGATCGAAACGTCCTTGATCAGGATCGCATTGGCCGCGCCAGTCGGGGCGGCATCGACGCCAGCGGTGGTCTGGACCTTGGCCGTGACGACCGAGTTTTTGATTTTGCGTGGCATCGTTACTCCTGCGGTTCGGATGGGGTTTCAGCAGCCTGCTCGGCAGGCGCCACGTCGTTCGAGATCCACTCCCAGGTGGCGTCGTCGAAGCGCCAGGAACCGCCGCCGGGCAGCGGTGGGATCGGCCGGCTTTCCGGCTTAGTGATGTCGGTCATGTCAATCCAGGGTTGAGTTGTTGGTGCGATGGTCGGCCACGTACGTGATCCGCACCCATCCGGTTTTCTTTCCTTCGAGCGCGTTCTCGGCCTCGACCCCGACAACGGTCAGGTCGCCGATCAGGCCGCCCAGCGTCGGGTCTTGCGCCAGGCGCTCGAACACTGCGAACAGCAGCGGGTCGACCGCAAGGTCGCCGCTTTCGGTTAAGCTGCGCGCAAAGCACTCGACGCTGATGGTCGAGCTCCAATCGATTGGAGCACCGGCGATGGTGGCCAGCTGCGGAAGCGCGCGGTTGAACTCGACGTTGATCGCCCGGTCTACCTGGTCGGGGACCACGATGCTGGATGACCGATAGATCTTGTCGCACACCGCCGGCGCCGCCGACAGCTGGGCGATGACGGCGCTGACGATGGTGGCGAACGCGGTCTTCATTGCGTGCGCCCTACGGTCAGTACGGTCATGCCGGTACCGTCCGGGCTTGCCGTGATCACGACGTACGGCACGCCGTTGATTGTGATCTCCTGCTCGACCGGATCAGCAGGAAGCGCCGAGCTGGCAACCTTCACGGTTGGGCTTACGTCTGCCGCCCCCATGCCCAGATCCACAACAGTGGACGGGCAATCGAAAATGCCTGGCACGGTCGCGCCGGCGACGCCAACCTGGGCATTGGCCAGGTGGCGCAACACGGCGACGTTCGCGGCGGCTTCGAGGGCGGCGAAGTTCATGGCGGTTGGTTAGCGGACGACGCCGTCCAGCAGCACGCGAGCGGTGCTGGCGGCCGCGGTCTTGTCTGCGGTGAAGCAGCCGACCAGGGTATTGTTGGTCGCCGTGGTGGTGATGCGCTTGGCGGTGTTGTCCCAGTAAGCTTTCGCGCCCTGGGCAGCCGTGTCGGCGCCGTTGGCCACGAGATCGAACACGCCTTCGCGGGCGATCTCGACCGAGGTTCCCTGCAGCGCATCGCCGGACGCGACGCCGAACAGCGCGCCGACCAGCACGCCCTGGCCACTGAGGACCAGAGCAGGAGCGGCGACGCTGATGACGTTACCGGATTGGACTTTGTTACGCATGTGCTTTCCTTGATCAGATGGTTGAGGAGCAGGCGCTTACGCGCCTACGCCCTTCTGCAGGCCGCGGAAGTCGATGGCCGCAGCAGCGAAGTCGAGGCGGCACTTCCAGGTGACGCCATCGATCTCGAAGCCAGCTTGACTTTCGATGACCGGGCCTTCAGCGCCGTCCAGATAGCAGTACTCGACGGTGTCGACCTGGCTGTTGTTGCTGCCCAGATACCAGGCCGCTTCGCTTGCAGCGTCCAGGATCGGCTCCACGATGGGCTCGACTGCAGTGCGGCCGCCGGCGCGGAATTCGTTGACGTCGGTCTGCTTGGCTGGAACGTAGTTCGCACTGGTCAGCTGGTAGGCGTCCTGCTCGAGCGTGGCGGGCACAATCAGGAAGTTCGGAGCGAGGTTCAGCTCTTCGTTACCCAAGCCCTTCTGTTTGCGCATTGCAGTGCGAGCGGCCTTCAGGGCTGACAGTTGCAGCGCCGAGCCGACGCCGGTCGCCAGATTGTTGTGGTCCGCGTGGAACAGTGCCTTGCCGTCGCCCATGGTCGGGTTGCCGGTGAGCTGGCTGTAGACCAGGCGGTTTTCCAGGCGGCTGGAGCTTGCGCCGAATGCGCTCACCAGGCGCTCGAAGGCGCGCAGGTCGTCGTTGATGATCGCCTGGCGGGTCAGCGAGATCATGCGGCCGTAGGTCACGAGCGCGTAGTTCATCCCGGCATCCTTCATCGTGCCGTACTGGAACTCGCCGTGCTCGTTGGTGCGCAGCAGTTCAGGGGCGCCCGACAGCTGGACGATGTTGATGTTCTTGAAGTCCGGCGCATTTGGCGCGCGGCGTGCCCACTGGGTATAGGTGCCCTGGTTTTCTTCGTAGGCGCCACGCATGCGCTTGTTCGCCACGTTGGCAAAGATCGCCGCGAAGTCGCTGGTGCCATGCATGCCCGAGCGGTAGTGCAGGATGTCCGTTGCCAGGCGCATTTTGTCCAGGCCGCGAGTGTTGACGCCACGCGCTTCCAGGAAGTCGCGCCCGATCTCGAGCAGGCTCATGCCACGATATTGACGGCCGTTGTCGGTCAGGGGCGTGCCGGCGTGGATGCGATGCATCATCGCTTCTTCGATGCCGGCCATGCGCACCTGGTGCTCGTCGGTGATGATCTGGATGCGGGTGTTCTGGTGACCGCCGGCGGCGGCATCGTTGCGCGCCAGTTCTTCCAGCACGGCAGCGCGCGCTTGGTCGACCGAGTTGCCGCTGCGGATCAGGCCGGCGGCCAGGTGGCCGACAGCGTGACGGGTGCACATTTCGGTAATGTCAGCGGCGCGAGTCGCGGCTTCGGTGGCCGCGCGGGTTGCCGCATCGTCACCAGCTGGCACGGTTGCAGGCGCAGCACCCGTCGGCGCCGGCGCTGGAGCTGCCGGTGCGGCGGTACGAGTTGCATCGGTAGGCGCTGGATTCGGTGCGCCCGACTGGGAAGTAGGCATAGGGGTTTCCTGTGATGGTGGAACAGACGAATGGGCGGGCGCCCGGGTGGTGAATTCGCAGTGCACGCCGTTGGCGGGCTGGCTGCGCGTGCTGGCGTCAGCGTCAGCAGGGACGGTGACGAAGCTGATCTCGTAGGGCTGCCAGCTGACCGCGCGGTACAGCGGCATGTTCACGCCGTCGGTGCGATCGATGGCGCGGGTGATCTCGTACTTGGTGACGTTGTAGCCGAAGCTGATCGAACGGATGATGCCGGCCTTGATGTCAGCGACAACCCCTGCCATCTCGGCGCGAGTGGAAAGACGCAGTGTCGCGCGCCCTTCCCCGTTCTCGATGCTGGCACGAATGGCGATACCGATAATCGAAGCAACGCCGCCATACACGCGGTGGCCGTCCAGCACCTGGACGGTGCCGGCATCGAAGCGAGACATGTCGACCGCTTCAGGAGTAACTGCCAGCTCTTCCTCGTAGGGAGCATCGGAATACCAGTCATACCGCCGCACGCGCGAGCCGGTCGTCCAAACCACATCGACGGTGTTATCGGCTTCGTTGAAGGTGGAAGGGACCAGCGTTGCCTCGCGCGTTACCGAAGGCATCGTGCGCGGATCGTTAGCGGAGCGGCTTTGGTTTTGCGGAATGGTCGGCGTCGTCATGCCCACCATTCTGCGGATTGCACTGTCTCAATTCTCGGAAAACTGAGACAACTTTTCCATCAATCAACCTGGTCGCTTCTTGAAGTAGATCGCACGCGAATCCGCGCTCTTACCGTCGGTGCATTTGAAGTCGAACACGCACTTGTTCTGGGCACCGTCACTCTCATCCAAGCCTTCAATCCACGCGCATACAGCCGTGCCAATGATTAGAGGTTCACCCACGATGCTGACGCCGACAGCCGTTGCCTTGACGCTTTCCAGTGCCGTGCCGGCGCCAGCGAGCCAGTCCTCGAGATCGATCCCGTACAGGAGGCAGGCGCCGGGATTTTTGTAGATGGTCGGCTCGCCATTGAGGACGAAATAGGTTTCACTACGCATGGTGTCGATGTGTCATGTCTGATTTATGGGTTAAGCCTGGCAGGGAAGACGCGGTCCTCTGGCGGGATACGGTAGGCACGGTTCTCACTCGCGATGCGGTAGGAACGTTCCTCCGCTGGGATGCGATAAATATGGTGCAAGTAGTGTGCAAGGATGGCTCCAGACATCGCCACGCCGGGACTGATTCGACGTACCACCGCGCTCGATGCGCGCATGCCGTGTCGCTGGGATATGGCGCCAGGAAAACTCACTCGACTACAGATCGTGACGCCCGTTGTGATGGCGTGACGCATTTCGATTGGAACACCAGG